CAACAGTAGACAAGGTTACTAGAGCTAGACCTTTTGCTGCTGCCGCTTCAAATGGAAACGTGAGACTAGTTCGTGCTTCGTGGTTGACGGATTGGTTGGATGAATTTTCTTCATTCCCGGAAGCCTCAAATCATGACGACCAAATAGACTCCGCAGTTGGAGCATTTACCTATCTAACAGGTTTAGGGTTGCCACAACGCAAACGCGCCTCTATACTCATCTAGTAAATCACCTATCTAAACTTAAATGAGGTACTAGTAATGAGCTTGGAAAAAATCCAAGAGCTCCGCTCTTCTTTAGTCAACCTTGACAAAGAGTTGTCTTTGTTCATGTCTGGGGAACCTACACCCGAAGACGCCGGTCAAGGGCTCGCAGAGTTGAACCTTTTAAAAAGAGATGTTGCACTCGTTTATGATTCCTTTGCACATGCCCTATCTGAAATCATGGGTTCAACAGAAATATTGTCCCTCTCTGACGGTACTACTATTGAGAAAAAATCAGCCTACGATAGAAAAGGCTGGAAGCACTTAGAGCTCGGTTCAGCCGTAGCGGAACGTCTTGTAAAAATGTCTATTGACATGGACACTGGAGAGGTGACAAAGTCTCCAAAGGAAATCGCAGAAGAAATGCTTGCCTACTGTGCTCCGTCATATTGGAGAATTAAAGAACTAAACAAAATCGGTCTAAATGCCGATAACTTTAGTGAGACTGGCGAACTCAAAACAAGCATTATTGTTCGCAAACCTAAAAATACATAAACATAATTAACTAAACAAGGAGACCTACGTGTCGTCTATTAATATCAACAATTCTGAGAACATTTCGCGTCTCTTGGCAGAGCCTTTCTCGGAAGAAATGGAACGCACAAGAATCAAGGGCGGAATTTCGCTCATCTATCTTCCGATAAGTGAAGTCATCAACCGTCTTAACAAAGTTTTGGGCGTTGACAACTGGTCGTTTGAAATCGTTTCCGTTCGCCGTGACGATGTGGATACAGATGAAATTGTTGCTCACGTATCTTTAACTGCCACCATAGGTGATTTAACCGTCATTAAACACGGTTTTGGTGGTTCCTCAGTGAAGCGTCAGAAGAAAGACAACAAGCCGCTTGACCTCGGAAACGACTTTAAAGGTGCTGTCTCTGATGCTCTTAAAAAGGCCGCTCAGCTATTGGGTGTCGGTCTATACCTCGCACGCTCTGCAGATGCCTTAGACGCGGAATACGCATCCTCTGCGCCAGCCCCACAACCCGAGGTGCCGTCAGAGATTGATGAAAAATGGACCAACTTTGTTTCAGTTGCAAAAACACTGACACAAGAACAAAAAGACTCATTGAACACTTTTTGGACCAATCATTCAAACGGGAAAGCAAAGCCCACTCGCGCTACCGTGACTGAAGAAGACATTGACACCCTTGTTGTTGAGGCAATGCGTTTGTCGTTTGGTGCAACTCTTGTTGCAAAAACAGATGACAACTGACCAAGACGGGCTCATGCAGGCCCCAGAACTGCTTTCTCCTTCTTCAATATCCACATTCCAGCAATGTCCTATGAAGTTTAAGTACAGCAAGATTGATGGACTTAGGGACTCTCCGACAGAAGCAACAATGCTTGGCAACTTTGTTCATGAAATCCTAGAAACAATGTACGCCCTTCCTTCCGAGCAAAGAACCCAAGAAACTGCTCGCCAACTAGCACGAGATTTATGGGCTGCAAAATGGGAAGCAGAAGTCACCACTTTAATCCGTGGGGAAAAAGAACTGCGTCTCTTTAGGTGGTCTGCTTGGTGGTGTGTTGAAAACCTCTGGATGCTTGAGCAGCCACAAGAGGTTGAGCCATGGGGTATTGAAGAGCACGTGGAGGGCGAGATATCCGGAATCAAACTTCATGGATTCATAGACCGCCTACACCTAGACGGTGATACTGCAAAAGTTTCTGATTACAAAACAGGCAAAACGCCAAAAAAGAATTACATTGAAGATAAGTATTTTCAGCTAATTATCTATACCCAGCTCCTCAAAAGCCTCGGTATAGAGGCCAAAAAGTTTGAGATAGAGCTTCTGTACCTAAAAGATGGGGTTAGGTTTGCAAAAGAAGTAACCGCAGAAGATGTTCAGAAAGTTGCTTCAGTGATTGCAGAAGTAAGAGCAGGCATAGAAGAGCGGTGTAAGAATGGATATTTTGAACCTAACAAAACCATTCTATGCAACTGGTGTGGATTTAAGAAAATATGCCCTGCGTGGCAGTGACCCAAAAAATATATGAACTCAAGATGGAATGATGACACTTTTGCTCGCATGGTCGCCGAAGAGGTAAAAAACAAAGTTACCCCTTTGGAGCGCGCGGAGCTCAGGCTGGTCGAAAACTGGGATAGATGGAAAAGAGCTTTGCTTGCCCTGTCCGAAAACCTTCAAAGACAAATAGAAAGTATTGAGGCAGATAGTGAATCTGACCAAAAACGATACTCTTCGTTGGACTTCAAGTTTAAAAAACTCAATGACGAGACACAGCGTTATTACAACGAAAAAGCAACACGAATAAACAGGTTTAAGTACCATGTTGACCGTCGGCTTGACGAAGTTTGCGTAATGATTGAGACTGGCGAATCCACTCTGGAAGACGGGTGGAAGGAAGTCGATTTCTACAGAAGAGCAATCATCGCTCATAGAACACTAATGAGAGACTTTGACCTAGAAGATACGGCAATCGACCGTTCTTTATGGGAATGCCTTGACAGTAAGTGGACTTTTGATTCTATAAACAACGACAACCTCTAGTGCTGTATTCTTTAGCTTAGATGAAGCCAAGGAAACCACTAAAGCGAACACCGTTAAAACGAACCTCACTAAACCGAGGAACTAAACCAATCCCAAAAAGAAGCAAGAAAACGGAACAGGTTTATGTTGAGAGACGTAAAATCGTTTCTTCTATGCTTGCCGAGTTTCCTCTTTGCTTTGCGTGTCCAGTTTTTGCCAAACATGACGGCTTGACAACGTTTATTCACAAAAACAGCGTTGATGTACACGAACTAATAAGAAGGTCTCAAGGCGGGTCAATACTTGACAAAGAAAACTTGGTAACAGTCTGCAGAGCCTGTCATACCAGGATTGGTGAAGAGCCTTCTTTGGCTTTTTCTTTAGGACTAGCAAAACATTCTTGGGAATGAATGTATTATTTAATCACTCCTTAGAATCGCTACCTGGGGACATTATAGGTACATGGGCAGGCTGGCGCGGCGATAACGCGACTGCCTGCCTTTGTATTTATTTGCTATAGTCGGGCTTACTATGCGACTCATGGGTCTTGACCTCTCACTAACATCCACGGGAATATCCATGGACGGCGTGACCAGTGTTGTACGGTCTAAAGCAAAAGGGGCCGAGCGTCTCTCTGACATCACAAGAACCGTGTTGCATGAGTGCTTAGAAAATGAAATCATTTGCGTTCTGATTGAAGGTTATTCGTTTGCCTCCAGAAGTGGACAAGCATTCAGTATTGGCGAACTCGGTGGCTGCATTAGGATGACACTGTTTGAATGCAATATTCCTATTGTCGAAATTCCGCCCACCTGTCGTGCAAAGTTTGCAACTGGACGAGGAAATGCATCAAAGGGAGAAGTCATTTCTGCTATCTCAGCAAAGACCGGGATTATATTTAGTGGAGCATCTGGGAACGACGAATGTGATGCGTGGGTTCTTGAGCGAATGGGAATGGTTCGCCTCGGAATGGATACTCAATGGGAATGGACAAAAGAGCAACTTTCTGCACTTGACAAAGTAGACTGGTCTCCACTAGAAGGATAGGTGTGAATAAAAGTATGAGAAGTTCTCCAATAAGCCAAATTGACATTGAACAGGAATTGATTCGTTTAATGGATTCCTTAGAAGAGGAAACTGAACAATTTGAGTCGTTGTCTATGGACATGGCTAAGAAAGAGTCTTTCTATAAGGCGAACTGGGCGCGAGAGTACCTATCAGCCAAGGGTTCAATTAAGGAAAGAGAGGCTTGGGCTGATTATAAATTAGACCAAGAACATTTTGAATATAAGTGCGCTGAAGCTTTGGTTAAGTCAAAAAGAGAAAAGCTTTCCTCGGTTCGCGCATCAATGGACGCAATCAGAACGCTTAATGCCAACGTAAGGTCTCAGGTATAGAT